TGTAAAAACTACCCCTTCTCAATTCTAATATTTACTCTTGGTTTTTATATATGCAAAGATATGCAAATATTATAACTATTATTATTTTCAGCACAACAACCAACCTCTATGATGTATAAGCTTCATACATTAGTTGGCCTTCTGAAATACTTTCATCCACCTCAACAATTTCATGATCTTGAATATCAATTAAATCTGATGTATCAATTCCATGAGAATTACCATCTACTACTACATTTTTCCAATCAAACTCTGTTTTAGCTGGCATAGTTAAGTTTGCTACAACTTCAGTCATCATAAAATCATGAAAGTCTTGACTATCTTGCATCCAATCTCTTGGAGGAGATACTTTTAATGAGTGTGTAACATGGTTGTAAAACGCCCATGCATTATCATCACTACACCCATAGTCATATGAAGCTTTCTTCATTTCCTTTTTAATAGTAGATACTTGAGTTGGTGTTATAATTTCATCATCAGCAAACAATCTACCTAGTAGCTCAGACTGCTGACGTTTTGTTAAAGTAACACTTTTTAATGCATCTCTATCATCTAAAATACGTGTGTAATGCTTTTCACCATTTTTAATTTGATTACTTAATTGCATTACAATATCATGGCCTGCTGATCCGGTGTGCTTTCTTTTGAAGTTCATCATATCTCCACACATCATACCATTACTACATACCATTACATATGCACCTATTGCACATTGAAATCTTGTACTCTTGTCATAAGAGTTTGTCCAGGCAAACATCATTCCTAATTCAGTTTCATTGTTGATTTGATCAGCATTAGACTGTGTAGGATAAATATGATATATGCCCTGTGCTACCTGGGCATTCATGTTTGCTCTATATAATTCTTTACGAATAGTAAAACCACTATTCTCCAATAAATTTTTTGTGTTTTCTATCACTTCTTTATGTGATACCACTGTATAGCTCTTACCATGATTTGGTAAGGGTTGATTTTCTAAAAATACTTGTGTTGTTTCTGTTGCTCTTTTATAGCGCATAGTTTAAACTTTTAAAGTGTAAAGGTAATTAATTTAAATGGTTTACACAAAGATTATCTGTCTTTAACAAACGTTCCATTTATCATTCTACCGGTTCTTTTACTTATAACATTGTAAGCTGCAGTTAAGCATGATTCTAGAGAAACATTTTGCATCTTAGCTTGAATAATTAATGTTACCATTATATCACCCATAGCATCTACAATCTCATCTCTATCTTCATTATTAATAGCAGTAAGGAGTTCTGTACATTCCTCTAAAGTCTTCAAAGCTTGCGCCATAGGGCTAGCTTTAGACATTATACCTTTATCATGTGCCCATTCTTCAACAGCACATTCTAATTCAAAATAATCCATTTTTTTCATGTTTAAAATAATTTTAATTGATTTGATGATACATCTATTATACCATTTATTTCTTGCTCTATTGCATCTAAGTAATATTTCTTATCAATATTATAACTTTCCCACTTTGGTTGAATTTTAATATCATTAAATACTTCCTGCAGCCAACGCCCAGCTTCTAATTGTATTTCTCTATTATCAGTTTTATTAACCTTAACAATTTTTGCACCATCTTTAGATATATAATACCTATTGATTTTTTGCAAATCTTCTTCATGAAAAACACCATCTTTAACTTTCCTGGCTACTTGTTTCCAATCTCCTTTAGACTTACTACCAATACAATAATCAAGTATATTCTTATTTGTTTCTAAATATTCTTCAGGAAGAGTATTATTTACAAAGTAATGATAGATTGCCTTTGGTATAACTAATTTAGATTTGTTTTTATGCAGTTGTAAATCATGAAAATCAAAGCGACCTTTCAACTTAACAGGTGCAAAGCTAAACTTATCATTCTCTACCTTAAATAGATAGTGAGGTTGTTTCTCTTTAATTTCTCTCCACTTAGTAATATCTACATCAACCCAATCATTTATACCAATGTAATTATTTACATCACCTAAAATTAGTTTTTGATATTGATCATGTTCTAAGTTAAGATTTGTTTTGACTTCCCACTCTTCACAAATAGCTATATACTCATTATAAAATGCTTTAGGTATAATTGTTTCTACACCATCTGTATTTTGTAATAAAGCTATAGCACCCGGTATTCTTTCCATAATCTGCTCATAAAGCATCATTAGAGATAGTTGACCGTTGATTGTAATTTTCATACATAGTTCTGGATCATAGAAGAAGCTCTTATCATCATTACTAAGGCCAAACGTTGAGTTAAGTATAATCTTATATACATAGTTCATTGGATTGCTCTTAGGGATCTTCTTACGCTCTTCAAAGAACCACTCATACTGATCACAAAACTCTTCTTTAGGGAAGTGACCTGGTGACCATTGATTCTTTATAGCAAGATTAGGATAAAAACTAGTAACATCTGAAGACATAATCATCATATCATCATCCGGTTCATATACTCCTTTGCTAGCAGCACCATGGACACCACCTAAACCAAAATGTGTTTTAACATTTTTATATTCAAGAGCATACTTAAAACTACCTTTAAGGTTATATGCATTAACTTCTAATGATTTAAACCTGTCAAGTAATACATTAAACTCAAGAGATGTAAACGATATATATGGTAATATAATATCAGAAACTTTAATTGTTTCTCTATAAGTCCTCATCTGTTTTAATTCCCTTTTTGGAATACCCAACTTCTTAGTTAAAAAATAACCAAATATTTCTTTACTAATCCGTGGCTCAGAGGCGCTATATAAATTTATACCATATTCTTTAGTAAGTTCTTTTCTTAGCTTTACCTGTGAATGAGATCTGTTATAGATTTCTTTAGTAGACTTTACATCATTAATACAATATTCTAATATAGTATCTACTTCTTCTTGCGTGCTGATTAAAGTTTCATGATGAATAGGCATATCAATAATATTCTGCCAATCCATACTATACTGAATCCACTTAAGACTAGAGCGTTTAGCTGCATTATCCCAGTGATGCATTTTAAAGATATCTATTTGACCCATCTTCATTTTCCAAGCCGGGTAGTCACTAAAGTCTTTATTATTAGATTTAGTTATACAACGTTGAGCATACTTATAGATAATCTTTGCTATTTCACATCCTTTTAGGTTTTTCCATAGAAAATAATTATCTAATATATAGTGAGTAACCTGTGCATCAAATGCTAATCCATTATAGGATATGTGCCACTCTTTATTTTTTATATTGTTTTCTAAGAAACTAATAAACTTTGGTAAATCATTTTGCAGGTCATGAATAACAAAGATCTCAGTCTCCTGAGTCTTATAATGTTCAAATACACCTGTAAAGCAATTAGCCAATGTTTCATAGTCCATTACCCAATGTCTCATTCCGTATCCTTTTTAGTTCTATTATGTGTATGACCATTTGTACCAATGTCCAAACCCAGTTTTTTCCTATAGTTATATAAAGTTTTGTATGTTATTCCTAATGCAGAAGCAGCAGTAAGTAGACAACTATGTCTTTTTATTGCTATCTTCATTACCCGTACTTTCATCTCCTCTATTGTTTCCATTGTCTTTTATATTATTTTCCAGTGCAACAGTTTTGGCTTCAAGTACTAAATCCATTATACAATCATATATGTTTTCTATAGTATCTTTTGATTCTGTACGTTCTAATTGTTTATCTATTTCTTTCTCATATAAGTTTACAGTCTTAATCACGTGTTTGATTCTCTGTTTAACTTTTTGAGTATGTATATATTGAAGACCATGTGCTAATTCACTCATGCATTTGGTCATTGCAAATAGGATATTGACATCCATTACTTCTGAATCGCTTAGTTCTGCCATAGTATTTTAATTTAAAGAGCCAAAAAAACCCCAAGTCATTGAGGTTTTCTTTTTTGAGCTAACAATATAATTTTTAAATAATACTATTAGCTAGGTAATATAAGTTTGGATACCTTTGTTTCTTGTAAGTCTACAAAGAACTCTTCTAAGTCAAAACTAGTAGCATTGACGGCAAACATATGAATAAATGTTTCAATGTCTTTTCTATCAGATAAATAAAATTCAGAAAAAGTATCAACTAATCTTCTTTCTTCTTTAACTGTTTTACCAGTTTGTTGATTAGGATTCTTTAGTCTCATAGGTTGTCCATCATCATCTAATTTAGGAACCATATGGTAAGATTGTTTCATAACCTTACTAATTACAGCTAAAATACTTGACGTTGGGTCAAACATAGCTTCTACGTATGGTGAGTCGTTGCTCACAGGTATTAATGTAAATGATTTAGCATTTCTAAAACTAGAATTTACTAACATCATATTTTGTCCAATTGTTTGTGACATAGTTGTTTTTTATTTCTCCAAATATATGGAGTTCTTTGTTAATAGACTATTTAATATTTCATTATCTTTATGAAATGTTTCTTTTTCCAAATCTGGTAAGCTACACACTTCATAAATTTCTTCTATTACTTCTTTATCTACATCAAATGCTTCAGCATAATCTGCATGTGCACTATCTGGAGATAAAAAAGATTTTACATAGTTCAGCATTTTACCAGATGAACTAAAAAAATCTAATATAGTTAATTTACTATCAAGACTAAATTGAGAATATTTACCTTCCAAAAACCTAACAAAATCATTTTTTTGACTTGATAAGTTGAATATAAAAATGTGTTTATTTTCACCAATATCTAATTGTTTTTCAAAAAATGCATGACAGCTTAAATATCTATCACAAAATTCTTTAAATCCCTTTCCTGATTTAGCATGATATTCACATAGAAGTTTGTACTCTCCAGAAGTATAAACATGCTCCCAACAAACATAAGTTTGAATGGGAACATACTTAATACCTTTTTTTAATTTTAATAGTGGGTAAAGAAAGACTTTACTTTTTTGGAAATACTCTGTATATACGTTACTCATACTACAATTTAATATTTCCTGTTAAGAAATCATAGGGTAATTGATAATTTCTTTTATCATAATGGTGAGCACCAACTTTTATAACACCCTCTAGGCCAGATACCCAACCTGCCATAGTCTCCGGAGTAACATCAAATACATATACTTGTTTGTATGTATCAATTACTACAAATTTAAATGTTATAGTATATTTCTCAGCATTTTCTCCAAGCGTGTCATAAACTAATTTCATATAGATAGCAGCTTGCAACCAATAGTTATAAAAGTCAACTGTTTCTTTAAAATCAGAAATAGTTTTACCTGTAGTTTTAAGGTCACAAATTGTTACCTCAAACTTATCATGATCTATCTTATAGAAATCTATATAACCATGTAGACCAAAACCTTTGTCTTTTAACTCAGACCTTAGATAACGTTCTGCATGTGTCTCTATAGGATCTAATTCAAAATCACTTTGCTGTTGCTCAAATAATGCAACTACATCTTTGTTCTCTTTTATAGCTTCTACTTTCTCTTTACACTTTAGTAAAGTATCTTGATCTACTACATCTACATTAGTATTAGATAAGAACTTCCAATAAGGTGCATTATCCTCAGTAATAACTTTCTTTAGTCTTTGTTCATCTGTTTTAAGAGACTGGAAAAGGTTTAAAGTTTTTAATGATTCTAAGGCCTGTATCTCACATAGATCTAATGTTTCTGCATTAGTATGAATAGACATATCTTTCATTACTTTTCTAATGTTATCGCTAGGTGCTTTACCTGGTACAACATTAAACTTTTCTGTAACGTTTTCAGGTTCAAACAATAAACAGTGTACAAGTTTTCCTTCTACTAAATGTTTATCTGTTCTAACCTCACGATCAAATAATATATACTCCTTATAAAATAAGGATGGTGAAAATAATAATTTGTTTAAAGAAGAATAGCTAAAGCAAAAATCTTTCTTTGCATAAAACACATCTTCTTTTTCTTTGTTTCTAATCATTTATTTTAATCATTAATTGAATCAAGTTTCTGCTGAAGCTTTTGAATTGCTAATATTACTTCAGCAGTTTGATTCACTTTTTGTTTATACAGTAATATTGTCGCTGTAATTACTTTCTTTGTATCTGACTTCACACTCATCTGTTTTTTCTTTAATTAGGTTATCAGTTAAGTTATCCTTTAATTTAACATTATCCAAGCTAATAGAGAAAACATTAGCATTATCACCACCTATATTACTTAGAACGTTTTCATATAATTTTTCTCTAGTATTATCTAAAGCAAATTTAGTTAATTTTTTATCTTTAATTAAATTTTTTATATAGTTGTCATAAGAATATATCATTGAAAGATTTACTCCACCTTGATACTTTTTAAGCCTTTTTCTTAAAGCTTTAACATTTACAGTGTTCCAGTTACTTGTGTCTTTTAACCAATCATATTGCCAATAAAACAGATTAGATACAACATCAAAAGATTTATCAATATTACAGTTAGCAAGCATTTCTAGCGCAAGCGTTCTGTTTTCTCTATCATTGCTTGTTACCATAGAGTATATGTTTTTAAGCTCAGAATTATTAAGTATAGCTAATTCATTATCAATTATATTAATAACATCTACATCATAAACAATCACAGCACTAGAATTTAAAACATTTTGATAGCTGATTAAATTTTTATCATGAAGAAGTACATCTCTAGTACCTGAATGGACAGCACTTTCCATTTTTAAATTTAAAACATCTTGTATATCATCTTTAAAGGTGCTAGTCTTAGCACTAAAACCACCTTGATAGTTATTATTATGACTATATTGATAAGGCATTTTAACTTTAACCATAGAGTCTGTACCTAAAATAGCTATCATTTCTCTATTCTTCTCTAATGCACATTGAGATAATAAACCCTTTGCTTTTAATTCAGTTACAAAACTAAAGTATTTTGCAAATGGCTTAGCAGCATTCCATTCAAACTCAAACAAGTTATCAAATAATTGATCTGATACAATATGTATATCAGCTTTATTAATATCTCTTATAACTTTACAATTATATTTATCTTTTAATAGATCTACCTTTTGTCTAGGTAAATCTAGCTTAGGAAATCTATATAAGGTTTTATCTTGTACAGTAAAGTTTTCAGGAGGTTTAAAATCTAGATTTAAGTTTTTTCTTTCTGATTCATTCATACCATAATTATCAGTAGAGCACATCCAATGTCCTATATACTCATGCTTAAATGCATCTCCCGTAAGTTGTCCTCCTACTACAGTATCATCATTTACAATTATATTAATATCATATCTTTTTTTCATTCTTTTGTATCTTTTAAGTATTGTTGATATTCTTTTTTTACAGCAACTTTAAATGTATAAAGATCTCTATTGCTTATTCTAATCTCTTGTCTGACAATAGGCTCTAAATATTTAAAGGATATTCTATCAAGCTTTTCCTCTTTTTCTAACCAAAGAATCATATCCTGAGCTGACTTCCTACTAAACTGATTAAACTTAGATTCTTTAAGCCAGTGTTGAACATCTTTTTCTCTATTAAATTTATAGAGGTTGGTGTCACATTCTTGAGCAAACTTCCATAACAAATGATAGTTTGTAGTATAATCTATACAAGGTATTAGCTTAGCTGCAATATCTAAGTCTTCTTGATTGTATGAACGAAACTGTGTAACTAAATCAAGTAACAACTGCTCATCCATAATCATCTTATTAGCAGAGCTATGTAATACTGTATTAGCATCAATAACACCTAGATCATCTGTAGTATCTATTAGGTGAGCTAAATTTATAGCCAAACCTGTTAGCATCCACTCATCATAAAGACTGCTTTCTACATCTAAATCATAATAACGTATCTTTTCTGTAATTTTTGCTGTTATTAAAACATTACCACCATATGATTTAATAAGACTAGACATGTCACATACTTTAGATGCTCCACTAGTAGTTTCATAATTCCATAGTTTAGCCATCATTAAAGTTGTCAATATATTTCCACCATTTTGACATCTATCAGATATATCTTGATGCCCCACTATTAAATCAGCTAGAGTATAGTCATTAGTTACTGTAATGCCGTGTTCTTTTAAGGCAGCTTTAAGTCTGTCTTGAGAAACACTACATCTAGGAAGAATAAAAGCTTTCTTTTTATTTGAAAAAGTTGTCCCTGATTCAGTAGCTGTAGTTAATATAGTTTCTATTTTTTCATATGTAGTTTTATCTTGAGTTACTAACACGTCTTCTATTACCTGGCCTACAACATGCCCTACTTTAGGACATGCTGCTAGGTCAAAGTAATTTAGTGCAGCAATATCAAAATGTTGATATACTGATTTTTTTGCCATTTTATTTCATTGTCATTTTAATTATTAATGGATTCATCATCATCTTATTAAACTTTTGCTTATTACCGTTAAAGATTGTACGCACAACTAGATACTTAAGATCATTAGTAAAATAATCTTTAGTACATAGGCTTATTAGTCTATCAGTAATTTTTTGGCTAACTGTGTTTTCTTTTGAATAAACAACAGAAAAGTTAGCTAAACGTGTAGCAAGTGTAGATGCAATATCTGCACGGTATGAATCATCCTGTCCAATACAGCTACGCAACTCTCCTAAGATATATGATTCATTTTCATGAGTCAATAAGTCTTTAGGTGTTACTAGCTTATCTAGTTTGTTATTAATAAACGTAGTAAACATAGAAGCAAATGCATCTCCAACTGAACCTTCACCAATCATTTGTATTAATGATAAGTTATCTTCAAAATTATCAAAACTTGATATTGAATTAAAGAATGTTGTAATTGATCTTGCATTTGTTTCTTGAGTTACAAGCTCAGGGTGAAGTAACAGGAAGTTAATACATCTAGTATCAATCCCTGCACTTTCTGCCCATTCGGCCCAAACATTAACATCAAACTTGAGGTTTGCGGTCACATATCTAGTTTTCTGTGCAGAATCCACAGAGTTAACCATATAGTCACCGTTATCAGGGTTTGCTGTTAGCATAATGTGCCAGTCTTTTGGTAATGTCCAAGAAATATAAGTTTGTCTATCTATTAATTCCATGACTGCTTGAATAAATCTTGTGTCAGCTCTATTCCAGTCATCTAATAATAGGATACCACCTTCTTTAGCATCTGCTATCCATTCAGGAGCACAATAAGACATTCTATTTTTACCTGTCATTTTGTATCCATTCTTTAAATACTCTTGCACTGCTAACTCATCTACCCACATACCAACTTTTTTAGTTAGTGTTGTAGGCATCTTTGCTAAATCTGCTGAAGCGGCAGATCTTTGTGCTGCAGTATAGTTTAGATCATTAACTGGTTTAGGGGCATTTACTTTCTTTTCCTTATACATTTGGAATTGTCTTACAGGAAAACCTACTAGGTCACCTAACTCTTCTATCTGTGCAAGGTTTAGTTTAACAAATTTTAATTTGTTTTCTTCAGCTAGTTCTACTATAGTTGAAGTTTTACCAATTCCTGATTCACCTACTACTTCTATAGATACCGGGCTTTTATTATTAGCCTGCAGGTATCTGTTGTTTGTAATTATATGATTTACAAATCCTTTTAATTCTGTTACATTTAAATTTACTTGTGCCATCTTCTTAGTTTAATTTTATTACTTGTCCTGGTAACTCATCATTCATCTCTGATATACTACTTAAACACCATAAGGTATTCTTTGGGCAGTCATCAGGTGCATATGCTTCACCATCCGTTAAATATATAAGTGCCGTGTATGACCCTTTCTTTTCATTGTAGTGGTCAATAACTGGTTGGAATGATGTCCCACCACGACCATGTATTTCCCAATCTTGCTTTGGATTAAATTCTGTTACACTTCTTAATCTTGTATCACATTGTGCAACTGATATCTTATGGCCTGTTTTAGTCATGTGTGCTAATTCATTAAAGAATTCTTTTAGCTCATCATTATTTACAGATCCACTGGTATCTACACCAACAAGAATGTGATTTTTAAATTTAATCTTTAAGCCGGGACTAGCTGAATAACGTTTATTGTATTTACGCCTTAGCTTTTTAGTATATACTATACTAGAATTACCAACAAACCTTTTTAAATATCCTTTCCAATCAAACTTAGCCGGTTCTATATGGAATAACCTGTCAATTATATCTTTAAATTCACCAGGTATGCTTCCACTTTTTTTAATTGTAGTTTCAGCAGACTGTTTTAGCTGATGATCAACTTGCTTACTCATTAGTTTTTTATCTGGTTCAGATAAATCATCAAATTCATTCCATGTTTCATGGCAATACTCTGATTCTCCATCCATCTTATCCATAAGACTATCTAATGAGGGAGCAGTACCATCTTCTTCAGCTTGTTCTAAAAGATTGTAATAAACTTTTGTCCCTGCTTTTCTAGGAAGATTTAATTCTGGAAATGAGCTAAGTAATAGCCCGCCATCTGGCAGGTTACTTTCCAGTATGTACTGGTTAATCTCTAAATCAGCAGCAATATTAAACAGCTTATGATTAGTATATAGATCTCTCATTAACAAATGACCAAATGCTATGTGCAATAGTTCATGTTTAATTAAACCAATCCGGTGAGGATTACTTAAGTTTATATAAAACTCAGGGTTTATAGTCAATTGCATACCAATACCGTGCTTACTAACTCCTGCTGTAGGAATTTGATCTGTAAACTTCTTATTGATACCAATTAAAAAGAGCCCATAAAAAGGCTCTGTTAAAATTAATTCTTTAGTTGTTTTAGCAACTAAATCCTGTATGTTATTCATCATTTTACGTATTCATTATTCTATAAAGTATTTGTTTATATAATTTATTATTGCCGTTAGCTTTGATATGATTAAAAAGATTCCTACCTATTAACATAGGATCATTTCTATTAGACTTTACAAACCTTGTTCTTTTATCTAGAAACAGAGCTTTAGTAAATAATAAGTTTATAATCTTTTCATCTTTAAACTTAAGATTCTCTAAATTAGATACTGCAATCTGATAATCTTCATTAGAACCATTTAATAAACTAACTATAGAAAAGAAATCATCAATTGTTATCTTTATCATCTGGTAATATTTCTATCCAAACACCTGGTTTAGACTTATCATAACTATATTTATCAAAGACAGGTAGAATAAATTCTGCATTATCATCTTCAATCCATCCTGCTTTAACCATATCATCTTGCACAGTCTGTGCAGGATTTATATAGTCAAACTTATGACGGCTACCTCTGATAAACTCAAAAGATATTTTTGCTGGCAATGAATGTTTAGCTAGCTCAGCTTTAAACTCATCTGCATACTTAGCATAATAGTCTTTGGCTACTTTTCTATAGTTCATTACAGCTTTACTAGCTATAAAGTATTTACCTGTCCAGCGTCTTCCGTTTTTTGAACTGGGTACGGACCCTGGTATAAACCATCTCATATTTATTTATTTAAGGTTTCTTTGAGTAATGGTTTTAGCATAGCATGTACTTTATCAAACCCATGTAACTTCATGGCATCTGATACGTCCTTGCATATAGTTGGTACAAATCCATTAATATTATATACTTCTGCATATTTATTAACGGCCTTAATACCTGCTTCATCATTATCAAAGAGAGTTATCACTTTCTTATAACGTTTCTTTAAATGTTCTATTACATAAGCTTTTATCATTGTATTTTCACTATCTGGAGCTAATACTTCTATATTATATCCTATACCTTTTAAGCATAGAGCATCTTTAAGAGAAGAACATATTACCAAATAAGGTTTATCAAACTTTAGTTGATCATAACCCTGGAGGTATTGCTTTACTTTGTGAAATTTATGTTTATTGCTAGTAGGTTGATATATCTTAGATACTTCCCCTGCTTTGTCAAAGTATCCATAAAGACTGTTGTTTTTTATAGTAAGTGATTCAACATTCTCTTTTTCTACTTTAACTATATTATAATATTCTATAGGTTTAACGTTATATTCTACTAATATAGACATACCTATTCTAAATGATAACCAATACTTACTATCAGTCTCATTCCAAGGCCTTGTTTTAATAAAGTCTACTTTCCACTTTGCCTCCGGTTTAAAGTTAATTTCTTCAAAACCATTAGTCTTTACATGTGAATTGTAATCTCTTACTATCTTCCTGGCCGCTTCCGGGTATTCTATATTAAATAGCATCTTTACTAAATCCACCTTATTACCATTTTTTCCTGTTGAGAAGTCTTTAAACTTATATTGCCTTATCTTTTTATCTACATAGATGCAAAAGCTTGGCGTTTTCTCAAGAGGGTTGAATATAGATGTTAGCTTTATATCCTGACCAGTCAATGGTTCAGATAAATTTAAGTAATACTGAAATACCCAATAACTAGGTATATCTTGTTCCTCTAGTACTAAATTTTTTGTGTTAAACATAAAGGCTAAAATTAAATAAAAAAAAGGGGACAACCTAGATCATCCCCTTTTAATGTTATTTAGTTGACTTACAAATCAAAATCATCACCTGCTGTTGCAGTTGGTTCAAATGCATTTGTCATTGGTACATCTTTCTGAACTATAGGTCTGTAGTGGTTCTTATCATTAGGATTATATGTAATTAATCTAGAATTTTCTACACCTAAAGCCTCAAGAGGAATTCCCGCTTTGCTCATTTTTGGTAGATATAAATCATTGTTCACATAACCTTCTTTGTTTTCCCACTCACGTGTACCAAAACACATATTCATAAAGGTTGGTCCTGATAATACTTCATTACATTTAAGCATGAAGTCTTCAATAGTATTTGCTTGAATAGCATCTAGCTCAGTTCTCTTACCAATTTGTTCTGATAAGAAGATCATTGCTTTCATTACTTCAGTATCTCTACTAATTTCATTACCGTTTGGTAAGATAGTATCTTTATATGCATACTGAGAAAATCTAATTCTACCTACTTGACCTTGATAACGTGGTCCGTCTTGGTTATTTGCATCTACTAAGAATCCTTGGAATTCTCCTTCCATAGGTTCTGATTCTACATGTAACATAATATTAAATGCATCTGCTGCATATGGAGTTACATCAAAAGTGATTGAGTTGATTTTAACAACTTGATTTCCTGGTCCAATTACTGGTTTTTCTTTGCCGCTTGCTGCTGACATTCCGCTTGTACTTAACATAATTTTTCTTTTATTAGTTTATTAATTATTCTTCATATTTTTTCATACAGTCTTTTACGTACTGCAGGTTGTTTGGAATGAAGCTATCTTCAAACATACCTTGGGGTGATTTACATGTGTTCTCTCCATTGTTTTGAGTTTCAAAACCATATTCAAGTTCACCATCATCATTTTTATTTACTTTACCAAATAATACAATTGAGAATAGTCCTTCCAAAGTTAAAGTATTGTCTATCATCTTACCTATAGTTTTAGCTTTAACTTTTCTATTTCCATTTATGTCAGTTGAATCTTCTGAATGAGTTAAGAAAATTACAGTTAAGTCTTCTCTTAGATCTTTAGGTAACTTTGCAACCTGTGCTAAGTTAGCGGCTATCTGAGTAAACTTATCATAACCTTTCTCATTTGCTCTATCAAAATACTCAAAAGAACTCATATATTGCCAGTCATCAACTACAAGAGTTTTAATTCCGGGCATTTTCTGATCTACATGATTTATTGCTTTAATAATACCTGCAGCAGATGATGCTGATGCTAGGTTACCTTTAGGATTTTCTTTACTAATTAAAGTATAGTTTTTCTTCCAACCTTTAAAAGGTAAGGGCTTGTTAGCAATGTTTATAATAAACGTTTCATCTGGATTTAAATTTCTAATAGCAGTGGATTTTCCAGTTCCTGAGTCTGCTATGACTAATACACTTTGCGCCATACTTATTTATCTATATTTAGTTATTACTTTGGTTAATGTTATTAATGTTTGATTTATTTCTTCTAGCTTACTTACTAATAATGATCCTGTAGTTTCATCTGGATCATCTAAATCAAATAAAGTTATAGCCTTAGCTGTAGTATGGGCATCATTCTTCATCCCTGCTGTAGACAGCTTACTTTTATTTCTATCAGTAACGTCATTAATAACTTTTAATTCACTAACAGGAATCATATGTCTTTGAAACCCTGAGTTAGAAGTAATTAATTCATACTCTGATTTCCAGTGCGGATTATAACGTAATAGATATAATGTTCTCTTTGGATCCTCACTTACATAGTCTATACTTACAAACTCTGTATATACATCTTCTTCCTTTTCTAATTCACTAGGAAAGAAACTAACATGTAGTTCATCCTTACCAGAAGGCCTGTAAGCCATCTTAGGAATGTATAATGCATTCTTCTTACCTTCTACTTGAAAGTAATTATCATGCTCTGTCTTTAAATCAGAGACTCTTTTCTTGCGCTCTGTAGTTGATATTGCCATATTTTAATTGTTAATGTTAACGTCTTTCTTGTTGTGCAGGTGTAAGCATTTCTTCTATTTTCATTTGCTCAAACTTAGCTTTAAAGAAACTCATCCTAGCATCACCGTTTCTTGCTTTAAGAAAGTGTAATACTAATGTTTTGTCATCTTCTATAATATATCTATCAGGACCATAGTATCTAATCTTTTGCTTAGCCGGTCTGTTAATACCTATAAGCATATCCGCATGCTGTAACATAGCATCTGAACCAAAGATATCTGACTCTAATATATAGTTACCATACTTACCATCAATAGCTCTATCTGGGCTATCTATGTTCCTGTTAAGTTGTGATAATGAAATAAATAGACAAGGATAATCTCTCTTACATTGTGTAAAGAATTCACCTAGCTCAAACATCATATCTAATGTGTTGTTCTGATAGGGTGCTCTCTTTACAAGCATAGTATGATCTAAAGTTATTATTGTCTTTGCACCTTTATGTAATGTCATATACATATCAACTTGCTCACGCATCTGATTAACAGTTAAAGGCGTGCTAATTATATCTACGGGATTCTTAACTCTTTCCCTAGCATACATTAAACACTTATTTAACACATCAGGCTGTAAAGTACTACCTGCACTACACAACTCTTTATAAGTTTTACCAGTCATAGAACTAAATTCTCTAATAGCTGATGTTCTACCAACCATCTCAAACTGAAATTCTAAGACTCTAAACTTATCATGAGGATTAAGTGCAAATGATTCTCTTATTATTTGATCTTTTATTAATGTTTTACCTGAACCAGGCCTACCACCAATTACAGTTAGAGTATTCCATTCTAAACCATCGGTAGCAGCATCATTAAATTTAGGCCAAGGTGTGTATATAGATTTCTCTTCACCTTTCTGCCTAGCATTCATATATTTTAATGCTTCACTAAATGCAGCATGTTGTCCTACCCACGATTTATTTGTTTTAGCCATTATACTACTTTTTCTTTAAAGTTCTTCTCTTCTGTATCTATACCATCTCTAATCATATCACAATAGTCCGCTAATGTAGAGTGC